TCATTACCTATGCCGATGCTCATGGCTGTTCTCCTGTCGCTTTGGCAATTGCTAATCGAGCAATCCTGATGATTTCTTTCAGTGCTTTGCCATCACTCATAGTGTTGTTCGGCTCATCTACGATGCGCTTCAGTGCGTTCAGCAAATCAGATGCTGCGGGTGGCGTGGTGTAAAGAGGTATTTTTGGCAAATTAACTACTGTTGGCGTTTCCCAAGATGTGTATTTAGCCCATTCAAGTTTACGTTGTTCAACGTTAATATATGCCACAGGCTCATTTTGCTCTGGAGGCTCCCAAAACTCACATTCACATACATATCTATCTTCACTATGACTAGCATTACGGACAAATCCATGTGGTGCATCTGGGTGTGTTTTACAATTAAAATTATTTTCTTCTTTAGTCATGTATTTCGCTCCTTAAGAATTGCTTCTATACGTCTTGCATCAAGTAATAACTTGTCGTGGTTATAGTCAAGATCGCCTCTGTATGTACCAAAGATGCCAAAGATATCTTCGTCAGTCAGATTTACCCATTCTTTCCATCGCTTCGGGGTACACGTATGGATGCCAACCATCGGCTTTCCACAATCTTCACAATTAACAATCGCCATAAGTTTCTCCCATTCCGCTTTCACAATTAACGGGTAGACCGGTCGCCCAGTCAGGCACCCACCGCATACATTCCTCAACGTAGGCTCTCGCCTCGTCCGCCTCTTCTTTTCTTGCAATCACGGCTATCGCATCATGCACAGTCAGCACAACACGGTATTTCTTAGAGAGCTTTCGCATCTGATCGCCAATGATAATCCTTGCAATCGCCTGAGTGAAATTCTCAACGAGCTTCCCACCATATATACGAGTTGCTCCTTTACGAGTGGTGTACTGAAACTCTCGCTTACCTTCCTCGGTTACGACTTCTACCAACCCGTTGTAATATATCTTGAGGCCATTAGGTAATACGATCTCCCCGCCATTAGCCCCTTTCTGTGCTGTAAGTAATCCACCTGCCAACTCAAATGTCGATCCAAGGACCATCGCGCGAATAGACTCTTGAGAGGCACGCCATAACTGAGGTATCTTTGGGTAGGTTGCACGGTAAGCCTTGATGATGCGATCCGCCTCCGGTTGGTCGATGGAAGTACCAAATGTCTTTAGTTGCGCCTGGAACTTAGCCGCACCCATACCGTATCCTGCCCCGAGAATAGTCGTCTTACCAACAAACCTTTGCGGGTTCGTAACTTCTTCAATTGGCGTATTGTAAATAGCCGATGCCATGATCTTGTATACATCTTCTTTGTTCCTAAATGCTGTCACTAAATCATCCTGCCCGGCTTCCCATGCAAGGCACCGAGCTTCAATCTGCGCAGAGTCGCAGTCAATAATCACATACCCTTCTGGGGGTAGGATCGCCTTCTTGAGCTTATTAGCATTGTCGCCACGACTGGGTAGGTTCTGCAAATTGATAGAGTCCGCACCGCCCCAACGCCCTGTATGCGCCGCATAGTATTTGAGAGGTACGGGAAACGCCCCACGCTTAGCCACCTGAATGAACCGCTCTGTGCGTGTCTCCTCTAACGTAGACTTTGTTCCAACCCTTGCAGACGCCAAGGCCTGTACCCTGAGGTCGGGATGCTCTAAGAGAGCTTTAAACCCTTCGTCATTCTTAGCAAGGGCTAGCGTTTCTTTCCCTGTGGCTGGACTAATCTTTACCGGTGCTTCAACATTCAACAGCTTTAACATCTCGGCAAACTTCGGGTTGCTCATAAGTGTTTGCTTAACTTCTGCTTTGGTTTCTTCGTCCCCCACAATCTGCTTTATAGCCAGTTCCTTCTGCCCAATGGCTTGCAGTGCATGAACCAAATGCTCGTTCTTCAACCGCACAACTTCGGCCAAGTGCATCTCAAGGGCACGTTCGTCAAGGCGTAGCACAGGCTCTACAAACATCCGCAGGGTAAGATCGATCAGGTGCAATTCGCTCTTGGGAAATCCACGGGCCATCATATCCACAAAGATCTTATGCGTAAGTTCAACGTCGTTGACACAGTAAGCCCCATACGTTCGCATATCACCTAGATCAAAATCCTCCCGCCTCCAACCTATATAGTTGTTCACCTCTGTACCTTTAACCCCTACACCATATCGCTCAGCAAGGGCTTTAAGAGAACCGCCCGCTTCTACACCGTGCAATGCACGGCCCATCGACAAGGTATCTAACCAAGCCCTAGGCTTAACTCCGTAGACCCAGTTCAAAATTGCGCCATCGAACATCGTGTTATGTGCCAGTACAAGTTTGTCAGACCAGTCGATCTCTTTGATCTTGGCAAGAAGTTCCTCATCCCTCCCGGTATGGAAAGTTGCAGGGGCTTCGTCAAACTTAATCGCAAACCCAATGACTTGGAATTCCCGGCTACGGACGTACTCCTCGGTACTCATCTTGGTCAAACTAAACGTTTGTGAGTAATAAGTCTCAAAGTCAATCGTCACCAACTGCGGTTTTGCTATCATATTATTCCTTTTTTCAACGCTTGACTGGCTAGGCCATACGATATAGTCTCGCCACTTCCTTGAACGTCTGTTGGGGTAAGGTTGTTATAGGTTTCATTAAATAGGTTGTTATAGGCTTGATTAAATAAATGATTTAGTGTGGGGGTTCCTTGATTGGCAATCGTATTGGGTTTAATTATCGTGTTACTATTTTTAATAATATATTTATGTTCTTGTGTACTTATCTTTTCACCCTCTAAGATTGTCCTGATCGCCTGTTTGAACATCTGGTGTTGAACAATTTTTTTGTACTTCACAATCAACGCCCCAACTTCTTCGGCAGGAAAAGCAGAGAAATACATTGCACGTTCCCCATTTAGTATGGATACCATTGCACCTTCAAACGCCCCCCACCTACCCCCATAATGATCTCCCGTGAATTCCTCTGGGGTATCTTCCATCCTTGCTAACATTAACTTTGTGTATTCGCTAAAGTGTTCAGTGTCCATAGCTGATCCTTAATAGATTGATTGTCTGTCTTACGTCTTCTACGTTATCCTCGTTCACAACGAGTGTGGTGCCTTTACCCTTGGTGCGGATGGCGTGCATCTCCCGCTCTTGCAGGATGGTTGGCTTCTTGCCTTTGGTTTTAGTCTCGATCGACATAAACCCTCCTTCTACAGAACAAATAAAGTCAGGGATACCTTGACGACCGTAGCCGTTAGCAGGGGGCATGAAATAGTACACACCCTCCGCATCAAGAATAGCCTTGACTGAGTTCTTTACTTTTTTCTCTGGGGTAAGTGCCATTAGAACTCCCAGTCCCCGCTGTTTGTCTCGTTCAGCTTTTGCAAGTAATGCTGTGCCTTACCCGCATCGTCGCTATCTTTCTTACCTTGACGCATAGAGTATTTGATGATATTGCCTTTTAGGAATCCTATAAATTCCTCTTGGGTCAAGACTGCCTCCATAACTGTCCAAGGTTGTATCGGCATATCTTTATAGTGACTACCGCCCACTTGTATATCGTTTGCACTGGTGCCATTAAGCCCCCTCTCAAACCGCTCTTTGGCGGTTGGCTTAGTCTCTGGGAACAATTCCATTTGCTTATCGTTTGCTATCATTTGATTTCTCCTGTTTTGTTGGTATGCCTAACTGAATCTCTTCTGATCTAATCTGTCTGTCTATGTATCTGCGTAGCCACTCGTGACCACCTAAGTCATAGTACATATCTCGTTGTTGTTTGCTTAGCCGTATCTGCACGGCTACCCCGGATGTGATGTCACTTCTCTGTCTTGGCATCGTTGCTATCCCTGTGAATGTTGGTGTGGTGTTCAGCGTTCTCTTTCTGAAAGAATATCTCACCGCACTTCGTGCATACCCAAGCGGGCTTATGGATCTCTTTGAGTTCCCCAGTATGCACACCACTTGCTCTACTCTCGTAGGTTTTAATCTTTTGTAGCATCTGTCGTTTTCTCCACCCTGTCATTTTTGATTCCTAACGCTTCGTTGAAATCCAATTCTGTCATATCTACTAAACGTTTTTCGGGTTTCTTACCAAATATCTTTTCGAAGTTGTCATTAAACTTCTGCTGATCGAATGGTCGTTGTGCTGATCCTTTTCCTCCGTCACTCATTCTTGTCCCCTTGCACGAATAGATTCAGCGCACAAATCTGCGGCATTTGAATAGTCATACGCATCACACACCTTTGCACATTCCTCACGTTCTTTTTTTGCTATTAGCTTTGCAAAGTTTTTAAGGTAAGGCGTTAGTTCGTGGTCTTCTTGGTTTGATGGGCTATACACTTCATTTTCCTTAACGAAAAATCCTGCCTCTCTAGCCATCTCAATTATTTCTTCTTTAATCATTGTTGCCCTCGTCTAATAGCTTTTAATACTCTATATGTGGTTGTCTGAAGCGTACCTAATAAAGCAACACTAGCTCTGGTTGTGCACTCCTCACGTTCAGCTTTAACTAAAGCCTCAACAAGATTCCACACCGTATCTTCGCTAAAGTGCGCACGCAATGCTTCAATTGCATCTTCTTTAGTCATCGTGCACTCCTAGTATAAAAAGTATGAAACAA